GCAGAGTCTAAAGCAGCACCGCCAAAATTGACCATGTTCACAATATGCCCATAGCCAGCACCAATGAGGTTATCATATATGCCCACACCCAAGCCGCCGGCATCAATGTTGACCACGGCAGGCTTGTATTTCTCAATGTCTTGGATCATGCGGGTGGTGCTCTGATCTAAACGCATAGGCGGGTAACGCTCATGCTTGGTGCTTGTACGACCCTTACGATGATGCACTACAAACCTATCCCCACCCAAGCGCGCAGTGTCAACACCAAATATGAGTGGTGCTGTGCTTTGGATTGGCTTGGTGTTACGTGCGCGGCGTACAATCAGGGGCTTGATATATGAATCCGCGCCAGAAGCTTCAAAAGCCTCTTCTGGTGTAAATGGGTACTCTCTACAAAAGCGCTCTGTGTCACCCTGAAAATCATCACGTATTTTCTTTCGTCTCCAGGCTAAATGATCAAGCGTCAAGCCATCGCCCTTAAACAAATCAAAGTATTCTTGCTCACTTGAAAAGTCTTGGTCTGCAAGGGGCTGTGTCAGCTCAAAGTTTTCTGGCAACTCACGTTTATACTCTGGCTGCCAATACCAAGGTATAAATATAAGCTCAAAATCACTCTCAATATCATCACTCATGGCTTGGATACACGCACGGTGGAAGTAATTACCCTGACCGTTTGCCGTGCTCTCAAGGATAATCTCTGTGCCGTCACCATCCGTAACGGTCTGCAAGATACCAGCACTGTGGTCGTCAGAGTTAGGGCTATATGCAACCTCTGACCAATGCACCTGCTGGAATGTCTTTGAGCGACCCATGCCCTTTGTGCCAGCCGTACCCACTTTGTAACCGCTGCGCAAGTTTGGAAAGATAAGCTCTTTTGCGTTTGACCGACCAAGGTGCGGCTTAAACATGGGGTCTGCGCTCTCCTCATAATACGTCTTCACCATTTCATACAGAGAGCTTGAGGCATCGCTGTCATGGGCAAAGATGAATGTGAGAAGGGCTTTGTTGGTTACTGATTTATGGTAGAACCGCGCGCTGACATACGTGCTGCAACCCTGCTGACGACCCTTGAGGATAACAGCACGCACGCGACCTGTGCGCTTAATCTGATCCTCAAGCCTGCCATGCAAATACTCCTGCGCACGGTTGAATGTGAACGGGATTAGCGGGCCAGTCTTTGGCTTAATCTTTAGCTGGTTTTCAGCGTATAGCTGCAGGTCGTCAAACAGCTGCTCTTGTAGGTCATTCAAAACCGTACTCCTTCAGTAGTTTTAAACTCTGTGCCTCACCAAGGTCGTTGTCGTGGGCAATATCTTTTACAACATCCTCTGACAAACCACCAATATTGTTGTAATGATTACACTCATTAACAGAATTTGAATAATCAAAATCGCTCATGCGTTACCCGCTGGCATAATAAAGGTTTTCTTATCACGGGCAATCTCTTGCTCAATGAGCGCGTTGCTGAATGCCATGCGGAACAATTCAGCATGGTCATTCACGCTAAACTGGTCAATGGTGTTGGCTGACTGGTAGAGCGTGCCAAATATCACAGCAGAGCACACCACAAGCCACTCATCATTCTGCCAAGCCACAGACAGCTGATACGCGCTATTGCGCATGGCGTATGCGATCTTTAGCACCTTGCCCTTGCGCTCATTGTCAAGAACTACCACCTCCTCTGTGGGATCATTGCCCCACGGGTTGTTGCCTAGATCAATCATTGTATTTTTCCTTCGCCTTTTTCTATTAACTCTCTGCTTTATTCGCCGCTCTCTTGCGTGCGATCTTATCAACCAAGCTCTCATATTCTTCATTCACATTCTGCGTGCGCTCAATAAACATTCCCAGAGCCTTTGCCAGACAATCAAGAGACTTCTGTTTGTCATGAAACGCAACCTCAACGCCGTTGCTGCTGGTCTTGATTGATTTGATGCAGCTGCGTAGGTGCTGTGGTATCTCTGACATATCTTTGACCGTGATGATTGGCCCTGAAATATTGAGCACCTGCGTAATGTCTGCCTGTGCCATTTTATACCATTCGCCCATGACAAATTCGGCAAGATCCTCATGAGAAGAAAGCCGCCTCTTACGTTCTATGTCTATAGCATCCATTATCTTGACATTCCTCAACAAGCGAGAGGCGGAGCTTTCACATCCGCTGTAGTCGTCAATGTCTTCATATCCATAAGCTTTAGCATAGGCTCGTGTGCCGTTGTATCCCATATCAGGGTGACAGTACCAGTACACAAACGCCTCTTGCTTTATGTTGAGCTCTAAGCCTTTAAACTGTGGGTATGGGTTACTCTTAGCCATTTCTCAATTCTCTTTCACTGGAATATGTATCGTGTGTGAATAGTCATTTCTAATTATAGTTTCATCCGTGAAGTAGAAAAACATTCCCTCGTATTCTTCCCAAGACAAAACAAAATCCGAGAGTTCTTTCTCTGCTTGTTCTTCTGTGTCAAAAATATCGTCCATATCAAGAATATATGACCCGTCATTTCTAAAGTACATGCTTCGCCACTTACCAGCGTAAACATCCAGCTCATCCACATGAGGCTTTTCTATTGTATCAATCATCATTCTTCTCCATCGTAAATAAGACCACAAATATGCGCCACAAAACGGGCAGTTTTTCAATTCATTACTCATCACCAAGCACCTCACTCACAAATATTCTTTCATCACTCTCACCAAGCTTAACATTATTCTGCAAAAATACAAATTTAGCTGCGCTCTTGTACCCAGTTATAAAGTCGCGCCCCGCCTCTGTTATGAGCCACACGCCTTTATCTTCTGTGGGCGTAATGAGCCCCCAATGCTTGAGCTTTGCAAAATCGCCCACGCTTGAGGTGACGTTGCTTTTCTCATCAAGGTTTCTTAGCGCCATCACGATCGAGGAATACAGGCGGCGCTTGTAAATTATATTGTATTTTTTATCGCAACATGGGCAGGCCACATGATCCCCCGCGCTCAAGTGCTTTTGAAACTGCTGTTGCGCGTCCGGATCAAAATCAACCGTGATCGGCTCCAAGCTCATTTCAATTTGTTCAAACTTCTTTTCTTCTAACATCGCATTTTCCTTTTATGTTAAAGTTAATTTTTAAATACCCACTTTTGCCAATTTAAAGCCCGTACAGAGGCTTTAAAGATTTTAGGTACTCTATTCGCTTAAATATAAAATCGCGCCTACTGTGCGTTACTCTAATCAACCTGTGACGCTAATTGTTTATTCCTCTCTTTCTCGTTATCTAACTTCCGTTGTTTATCCTTTTCGGGATCGGTTAATTTATTAATTCTTTTCACGCTAGACGCGGCGATCTGCAAAACTTTTTCGTTTTTAATCTCGTAATTCTCGCGCTCTTTAGCCCGTTGCCTGCGATAATTTGTAATAGTTTCAGCCGAATCCGTGTACTGGCCCCAATCTTCGTTGCGCTCCTGCCACTTCTGCGCCTCGATAAACTGCGCGTCAGTAATGCGCGGCTCTTGTGGCTCTAAAATCGAAATCAAGTTAGCGGGTGATGGAAAATCATCTCTATCGTCCGTGTATTGATCCAAGGCATACAAAATCTGTTCAATCGAATACCTGCCAGCAAATTTTATCTCCCATCCCTGCATGACCAGCTTCGCGTCCATATTGCGCCCGTAAGCCTTCTGCATTTCAATGATTGGGAATGTTACCGCCGCGAGAGCCTTTTTCTCATCGACTGTCCAATGGCTCTTCATTTGCCCATTCGGAGAGCCTGTCTCTGTTGTCGTCTGCGCTGGTACGCTGTTTTCCATCGTATTTTCCTTCCATAAGTTTGATGAAACTCGATTCTTTCACTAGAAAATCAAAGTCCGCTTTCCATCCTCTATCGTTAACGCCTCTGCAAAATTCAGATAATTCCACCTTTTTCAAGGCCGCTTTCCATCCCTCAATGCCGCCAACATCCCTCAATCGCTTGATAAGGTTTTTTCGTCTGGCTTGAGAAATCTTTTGTGCCGCAGGGATGTTTATCTGCTCGGCTAATTGGTTGTAGAGAGAAACAGCTTCCTCAACATCGAGGGGCGAGGGGTTTAAGGGGGTTTCCCCCTCTTCTGTCTCTGTCTCTGTCTTAGTCTCTGTCTTAGTCTCTGTGTCGCCAAGTCGGGATACCGTATCTGATACCGTATCAATTAATAGCGGCTTTAGTTTCGATAACACGTTCTTTTTGTCCCAAGTTCTTGTATCAATGAATTTCTTCAAAGCCTTGGCGTTCAACAGTCTTAGGGGGGATTTCGGAACAGAAGAAAGTTCAGATATAACTTTCAAGCAGTGTTTCGGATTGTTCGGCTGGTTGTAATAATACCAACGATCAATGTAAACAACCGATTCCTCATGGTCGTACCGTATCAAACCAGTCTCGGATACCGTATCACATACCGTATTTATTTTTTCACGGCTCCATTTGAGGTCTTCCTCCAGATAGCCAAGGGGCATTCTATAGCACCCACATGAATTTGATGGTGGTGATGATAGGCAGTAAAAATAAAATACGCGCCCGTGGTCGTCTAGCTTTTTAAAGCGTTGCGAACCCCAAACGCTTGGATTTACTTTTGCAAAATCTCTCATACCCCCAACCCCCTTAAATAGTTTTCAAACAATTCGTACTTTTTAATGTTTGGTGTGTTGATACCATTTAGGTATTGGGAAAGCTGTCCGGTAGAGATACCAGATTCGGAAGCCGCCTGCGTTTCATTTTTACCTGCCGCTTTAATTCTGTCGCGCCAAGTTGAAACTACGGATATAAGATCAATTTTTTCGATGTTCATTTAACAATCCTCAATTTATTGAACCATCATTATTCAATAAGTTGAAACTGTCAATAGGGGTAATTCAATTTTTTGAAATAAAATTAAACGGAGATGTACGGTTTAAGGCTTTATCGCTAGACATAGTATGCCCTCCAATGCGTTGTTATTCCCGCGATTGTGAAACGCGCTATTTACGGCCAGTTCGACAATCCCGGCTAGCAACTTGCCATCGTCAATCATTGTGGCTCTGATACGGTGCATCATGCTCCATACGGTAGGGCGGCGCATTTCAAGGTTACGAGCTGCTTGCATGGCAGACAGCCCCTTCTTGGCCGAAAACATGAGAGCTATAAGCAAGAACCATCTTTGCAGAT